ATCTTGCTGGTATATGTATCTTCTTTAACAGCTTGATTAAATTGACTTTCCCATGAACCCTTATAAGATTGTTCCCTGCCCGCAATACATGTTTTTAGGGTTTTATCGGCCCAATTTATACGTGCCACTTCCCTATTATAACTTCTTTGTAAGTGAAATGATAAAGAAGCTAAAAGAAGGGCCGCTTCTGAGCATTGTTCTGGTGTGAGCTTTTCAATTTGGTCTCTAGATAGCTGTAAATATTGTTTGACTGAATCGTCATGAAAGTCAGCACTGAATTTCGGAAGACCTAAAGAAGTCTCGTACTCATCCAATACCGTATCGATTTTAGCTAACTGTTCCTTTGCAAAATCCGGCTTATCCATTGCTGTTCGTTCTCGTTAAATGGCAGTTCGATATAGTTTAAATTATTTATACTGCACCAATCTTGTAGCTCGCTATCTCTTTTCTTTTGATTTAAAAAATCTTGAGCACAAGAATGGTATAGACTATTAAATTTATAGTGTTGTTGACCATGAACCTCTATAACCGTTTTAATAGTGTTGATATAAAAATCAATAAAGATTTGTTTATTATAGCGAAGTCGAACACGTACCTCTTCACAAATTTGTAATGTGGGATATGTTTCTCGCAGTAAAGAGCGAGCGGTTAAATGAAGCTGAGATCGAGAACGTATATCACCGCTTCTAATTACCGCTCCCTCTGTCTTCCATGTATCTATGTGACCATCTAAATCTCTAATTTTCATTTGTTTGTACGGACGGCAGTCGTCGTAAATCTTGTAATGGTTTAGGAGGTAATAGAATAGGGAATTGTTTTGAGTCTTCAGTTGGAGCTGTTTTAGATTCCGATGGTTTATTTTCTATAGGAATTTTGACGATATCGTCATACGAAGGCACTGCCAATGTTTCGTCTAATGCCCATAAGATATCCTGACTTGTAGCCCACTTACGCATACGTCTAACTGGAACAATAAGATTGAACGTTTCTCCTGCTCCTCGTACCAACATTCCTGTATATCTTCCACTATTGTCGCCAGATGATTCAGTAAGAAAAATTCCTCCTCCTGAACTGCCCGGAAATGCTGGAGCGCTAGTTTGATCAAATACAACTCCATCTCCCGTTCCCAATTCTAACACTCGTCCGACCTTAGACATTATACCTCGCGTCATCGAATTTGATCCAACCTGTCCTAATAGACTTCCTACATGATACAGTTCCGTGCCTACAGGAACAGGGTCGTCAGATGAGTAAAACAATATATTTTGATCGACAAAATTTCTTTTTCTAACCAACAGCAGTGCCAAATCCTCACCGCTATCAGGATCGCTATATTTTATAACCTTAGCATCCATTTTAATTTCGCCAACACGTCGGCCCTTTTCTACTAGCTCTTTTACAATTTGCGCATCTTTAAATTCTACAATTTTCTTAGGAACCCCATCCTCAATTGTATTTCTAACAGAACGAAGGCCCGTTACAACGTGTGCAGCGGTCCAAACGAAATTAATTTTTTCTTTAGCATTGCCAACATGAACTTCGCGGGTAATGATTACTCCAGAGCCTTCACCACGTCCTGCTTTAACAGTGACAGACACGTCTTGTAGTTTTTGATACAATGCTGCATCACCACCAAAAGCTTGAATTGTACTAACTATCAACAATGATACCGCTAGTAATGTTTTTTGAATCATAGGACTGACCTTTCTATTTCCAATATTAATTTGGTGTTACATAAATAATATAGTGAATATCAAACCGAGAGAGATCAACGATACCACTACAACAAATTCCATAATGCTCATTAGCGTTTTGTTCATTTTCTTCTGCAATACAAAATTGCTCCTTGCTTATTTTTCCATTCCAATCATAGAAAAAATGTCGTTTTCAAACTGTTTATATTGATCTGGATTGTTTTCTAAATATGTAGCCAGATTATTTTTCCCCTGCATCTTTTCTTCATTCGGTAGCGTTAGCCACGCACCGCTTTTTTTGACTATGCCAAAGTCCACTAGTAAATCAGCCAGTTCCATTTCTTTCCAAATGCCACGTCCATATTTAATGTGGCTTTCTACCTTTTGTCCGGGTGGTCCTATAGAAGAAGTTACTACTTGCCAGTATACTGTCTGTCCAACTTGTGTCTCTCCTTGCATAATAGGTTTGGTATGTGAGGCATGTAGCTTAACATCCACTTGATATTTTAAAGCAGTTCCTGATTTTTCTACTTTCGCTTTTCCTCTTCCAAAAGTAGAAACATTTGCCATTAGATGCGTGATGCCTACCACAGTTACCTTATTAATTGGTAATGCTGGAGCCATCCTTCTGCAAAACTTAGCCAATACTTTCTGCACGCTCATTACTTGCTGATCTGTTAAGTCACCAGTAAGTTCTGCGTCACTAGCCAACGCTGAAAAAGAATCTATAACACATATCGTATTGGGTTGGGTATGAATGATTTGATCGAAAATTCCTAAATATTTTTCTGCCGATAATATATTACCTTGTGTTGAACCTATAATTTGAATTTTTTCTGCATCAGAATCTAGCTCTTTGATTCCTTCTATATCTCGTTTTCTAAGACGCCCCTCTACATTCCCATAGTAAATTTTGCGATTATCTTGTTGGGCGTTGGCACAAAATGTTAAAGCTGTAAGGGTTTTGCCTACCTTTTCTGGACCAGTCATAATAAATAAAGATCCTTCGGGTACTCCACCCCCTAATGCAATATCGAGCTTAGGACTAATCGATATAATTTTTAATTTTTGATCAGTTATAGAAGACGGATCATGAATAACATTTCCATATTCCTTAATAATATCTTTAGTCATTCCAATTCCTCTAGCTTAGATATAATAGACTTTTTATCATTGTTGGTGGTAAAGTTTTTTGGCTTATTAAAAGAATGCGATAAATAATTATTATTTGTGGATGTTTTAGCTATATAACTATAGTTATCTATTTTTTCATGTACCCACTTAGGTCGTAAGCTCATAATATATCGATTATCTTTTAAAAATGCAACGATTTTATCAACCGTATGTTTCTCTATTAGTTTGGTTAGGCTACGATTGTTAATTTGCTCTGTATAAAACTTTTGCCATTGTGCTAAGCCCAGTGCTTTGGTATAAAATCCTCGCGGGAGTTCTTGTGATGATCCCGTTTTATATTTATTTTGTAATGCTTTATTCTCACATATCAATTCTACGATATATTGTCGTCCAGTTACCCATGCAAATCCGTTCTCATCTATATCAGATGAATATCGAGAAGGATAACGATTGTCGTTTGAACGTTCTTTAGCCATCTGACCTAATCTTATGAATCCAAGCAGAACGACTATCGCTAGGAATAGACTTATCTTTTGACGTGTCTACCTGTACAGAAGCTGCTTCTGTCATTATACTGACGCCCTTACTTCCCGCAGCTGTTTTATTAATAAAAAGCTGTTCTCTAGCAGTGTCTGATTCAATTCGTTCTTTCTGTCTTTTAATGAGTTCTACTTCTTTTTCAACAATAGGAGCGCTCCTATCTAATTGAGCAGCCATTGCCATTATAGATATATCCTCGCTAAACATTCCTTTGATACATACTTTTTCTATATCTGTCAACTTACCCTTTTTCATAATAGTTCCCTTTCTGCATTATGTAAATATGCAATATTCTTAGTTCTTAAAAAATTCCTATAGAATTCAAACACCTTTTCTCCTACTTCTGTGAATCGCCATTCTAATCTACCGGCATGTCCTAGTCGTCTAGATGCCATCCCCTCACTAAACATACCAACCGGATTAAATAATCTACCATGCTTTCCTCGTTTGGCATAATATTTAGTTCTTTTACCAATAGTAATCTTCATTGCAAAAGCTATTGGCGATTCTTTTGCTGTTTCTGAATCTGATTCTACACATGGATATTTATTATTTTCTAAATAGTCTTCTTTTCCTGTAATAGTATATATCACCTCTATTCTCTTAGGTTCTTTTGTCGGCTTTTTTTTATTAATTATGTGAGTATCAGATTTTTTCTTTCCTACTTTCTTTTTAGCCATAATATCTCCAATTTAATCTTTAGTCCATTTGATATTGTCTTTAGATTTATCCATACGTTTCATTCCTGTGGGCAATTTGTGCATACCTCCTGTCTTTTTTGTTTTAGCATCGGCCATCATGTCTTCTACTTTTTGTTTGCCATATTTAGCTGTTTGTTTTTCCGCATACTGACCAATAGTTTCAGATTCCGACAATGAAGATGCTATAATACCTTTTACATTGTCCGTAGCAAAGTCCCTAATCAACTTACCTTTACAGAAAGGGCATCGTATTTTTTTAGATTTATTTGTATATTCTGACATTTTAAAAAACAGCACGGTTTGTTCAGAGCATTGGCTACATTCAAATGTATAGTCTGGCATGGCACGCTCCCGTATTAATTATACTCTCTAATTTCTGAAATATAATTACATATTTAAATAAGCTTTGATCTGGATGTGAATATAAATATATTAATAAA